ATCAAAAATATCATTGGTGACTTATTCTACGGAATGTCTGATGCCAATGCTAAACAAATCACTCTTTACACAGGAACTGGTGGTGCTCGTGAATTTGACGAAGCATTAAAAGGACACTTCGGTGGATCTAGCGCTAACTCGTGGAAGATTGGTGGAGAGAATCGCTTCATTACAGGTTCTGGACGTTCATTAGGTTTAACAGGTTACTTTACTCAATACGAGCACGTAGATGGGCATACAGTAAATGTTGTTAAATTACCTATGTTCGATCATGGTCCTATTGCACAAGCTCGTGACAAGCACCCGGTAACTGGGTATTCGTTAGAGTCTTACCGTATGATTTTTGTTGATCAATCTAATTACGACGGACAGTCGAATTTACAGATGATTAATAAGAAGGGTCGTGAGATGATGAGATGGTGTGTTGCTGGTTCTGTTGTACCTCGTGGATTTGACTCTGGAACATCTAGAGCTTCTGACGTAGACGGTGCATCTGTTCACATGTTGAAGACTGCAGGTATTGTATTGAAGAGATTTGATACTTCACTTGACATCGAATGTGTGGCATCATAACAAGGCGTTAATCGCGTGTCTATATATTGGTTTTTTGGTTGAGTTGTGGGGGATTAGTCCCCCACTTCTTTTACTGAAAAATAGTGGGGAATTATTCTTTATACCCGAACTAACTAACAAAGAACTATATTATGAGTAAAAAAATATTTCTAAGACGTAAAGAGATTTTAAATCATTTACCAAAAGAAGTTGTAGCAGAGGCTATAACAAAGTTAAGTAGTGTGTATGTCAACAGACAACCACTTAAAGGGTTCTCACCCGAAGAAGAGAAAAAGTATATGACTGGGTTGTTAGATGTGTCTCCGGAACATCAAGATTGGCCACGTCATTCTAAAATATTCTGGTCAGAGTTGACCATACCAGTAGGATTTACTGGAGTCGAGTTAGAGATTGGTCTTACCAAAGATGGCGAACCAATTAATATCATGGACTATTTAAAATATAAGTTTGCTATCAAGCATCCACATGTTGCGTTAACAGAGGCTGAGATGTCACAATCAGCTATTAAACGTTTCTACATACAGGATACTAAGAGAGATGAACTTAAACGATTTAATGAGATTCAAGTTAAGAAGGATGCTGACAAGTTATTTATTCAGTTATCATCGGATACTAAGAACATGAAGAGAGTTCTACGTTTACTATCAAATAATCTTAATCCTGACACTCTTACGTTAGAACAGATTGAGAATGCATTATATGATATTAAGAGCGCAGACCCTAAAAAGTTCTTACGTGTTGCAGAAGATAAGAATTTAGAGACTAAGGCTGAGATCGATGAGATGATCACTATGAGTGTTTTAAGAAAGATAGGTAACCAAGTAATCTTTATCGACGAAGTGATCGGAGAGACTATGGAGGACGCTGTAATCTATTTGAAAAACAAGAAGAACTCAGGAACTTTGACTACCTTAAGAGCAAAGCTTAAAGAGGTAGCTCTATAACAAATGTAATAATGTACTAAATGAATATTGAACAAATGCATTTGGCGATTCAGCAAGGAGTGGATAAGATTAATTCATTCCAAGCTGACTCGCTTTTATCAGAAGAGATAGACTTAGAGGTTAATAAAGCTATTAATAAGTTTATACAGCTGAAGTACGGTAAGAATAATATATACGGTAAGGGATTCGAAGAGTCCCAAAAGCGTATAGATGATCTCCGTACTTTACTTGTTGATAAACCTCTAAAGTGTAAGTATATAGCCGATAGCATCAATTCTACTTTTATGTATAAGTCTGAAGTCTTCCCAGAAGGTTACAGACATTTAATAAAGATTGTAGGTGAGGTAGCGCATAGATCAGATTGTAGGATACTTCCTTTAGATCATCAGCAACAGCTAGCCGATATACCTGAGGATATAAAAGTATCTAAGCAGGTTATGATGAAGTTTTCTCAGCAGGATGATGTATTCAATTCTCTAGTAGATCCATTTAATACTACGAAGCTAGATAAACCTATCTTTAGTGTTGAAGGTGATAATATCATAATCTACACTAATGATATATTTATAATAGAGAAGGTTAAATTAACGTATATAAAGAATCCCTCGGTAGTTTCACTATCTTTGGGCAACAGCTGTGAATTACCTATACATACTCATCAAGAGATTGTGGATATGGCAATTGGCAGTATACTAGAGGTCATTGGTGATCCTCGATACCAAACACACCAGAGTGAGTTAGGTAAAAATGAATAATAATTATTAAAATTTGTAAAAATGAGACAAGTTATAATTAGTGAATTAGCAGATGTATTTGCTGCAACAGCAGGTACAACAGTATTACAGATCAAAGATGCAAACGGTCAAGGTGCAGCATCAACTGACACAGCAACTTTAGCTGCTGCAGGTGAAATGAGAGTTGCACGTAAAGGTGCTACAACATCAGATGCAGATGATTTTTCTCCATGGATGAGAGGTAATGACATTTTAAGTGTTGATCTTGTTAGCTGGGCTGACATCGGAGCTGAAAGTCATGTAGCTACTTTTGTAGGATCTACTGCAGGTAAAACTGCCACGCTTAAAGTTATCATGACAACTCAAGGGTATGAGCCTTTTACACGTCATAACATTGAGTTCGTATCTGGAGCAACTGCAATAGCATCTGCTACAGCATGTGTTGCAGCATTTGATGCTCAGACTAAAGGCTTTGAAGGTGTTCTTAGTATGGATATTGGTACAACCCCTGGTACAGATGATCATATCGTAACAATCGTATTGAAAGACGGAGAGAGAGCAGCTATTGCTTTTGATGCGGGAGAATCTGATATTGTTATTACAGTGCCTAAAACAAATGCAGTAGAGCCAGTTGGAACTCCTGCTATGTTACGTGAATTAGAGATTGCTCAAGCAGGTAGAACTGATGGTAACTACGACCGTCTTAACCCATTCGCTGCTGAAGTAGCTACAAATATAGTAGCAGCTTCAGATTACGATATTATATCTGTAAGATATAAGAATTCGGCTGAAGGTCAAATTCGTGGTGTAGATAATGTACGTGAGCTTAGCATTGCTTTAAAAGTTGTTGCTGGAGATGTAGCTAGAGATGCGTTTATCGTAGCTCTTAAAGGGTTCTCAGAGTTAGCTTAAACTATTAATCTTATTTAGATTGTGTAGGGGTTTTAATAGCCCCTATACGATCTTTTTTTAAATTTCAACTTATGGCGTTATCATTAACAACAAGGATGTCAGGTGACTGTAAAGCAATTATAGTTAACTTAGAAAACCCGAACCCTCATGTAGAGTACAAATTAAAATTTACTCACGTAAGTTCAGGTACTGTATACACTGGGTTTATAACTATGGCGGAAGACTCATGGGCAATGTCCGGACTTACTTTAGGTGGATTATACCTAGTAGAGGTTACTACCTCGGTATCTGCTGCAGTTGTTGCGTTCCAATATCTAGTATCTACATGTGCTGTAGATAAATGCTTGGTTTTATTAGCAGATAAATTATTAAGTTGTGGGTGTTACTCTCCCGCCTGTTCAGCAATACTGGATAAGGCACAAAAAGTTATGTTACTTATAAAATCTGCACAAGCTACTGCGGCCAGAATTATGACCGAAGAAGATAAAGTGCTAGTAAGTGATGCAGATTCTCAGTATTTAAAAGCTGTTGAAATGTGCGAAGGAAATTGTGACTGCGGTTGCTAAAACAAAACTAACCTTATAGAAGTACCATGGCATATATATTAGCATCACCTCTAAGAAGTACCACAATAGAACTAACTAAGAATAGCGAACAGTTAGCGGTAGGTAATATTATATCAATTCGAAATAACGCCGCTAAGGAGGGATTCGAAAATACTGGTGTAATTCAGTCAGATTGTGTGTTAGCTTTGATTGGACTATCCATGGTGGTAGTTAAAATAGGTGCAAATAACCTATACTATGTTAAATTTAAATACAGAGGAAAATCTATTAAAACTCCACCATTGGAGTGCTTCATAGGTAAAGGTACTGTACTTGATGTTAGAGATTACAAAATATTAGGTTGTACAGATAGTACGGCCACTAATTATAATCCTGAGGCGGACACCTCTGTTGGTTGGACTGGTACATGTTACAACTCAACTAGCGGATGTAGTGACCCA